TTGATTTTTAAGGGGGTGATTACAATTGGATGGCTGGATAATGTGTTTAATAGGAATAAAGAATTAGATTATATGTACGATGATGATATAGTTTCAGAAACATCGAATAGGGTTCATATGAAGCGATTGGCTATTGAAACATGTGTATCTTTTTTAGGTAGGACAATTAGTCAATCAGAATTTAGGGTTAAAAATAACGAAGATTTTTTAAAAAATGAATTGTATTATCGTTTGAATGTTAGGCCGAATAAGAATATGACAGCAAGTACTTTCTGGGAAAAGTTAATTCGTAAACTTATCTATGATAATGAGTGTCTAGTAATTCAGTCTGATGATGGCGACTTACTTATTGCGGATTATTTTCAACATAATGAATTTGCTGTGTACGAAGATACTTTTACAAATGTATTAGTAAAAGATTATGAATTTAAGCGGTCATTTAAACAAAGTGAAGTTATCCATTTGAAATATCGTAATGATAAGTTGTCGCCACTAATTGACGGATTGTTTACTGACTACGGTGATCTATTTGGACGAATATTAAGTTCTCAAAAACGTAAAAATCAAATTCGTGGTGTAGTAGATATAGAGGCTCAAATGGCAAAGACTGAAGAGGGCCGAGGGAAATTGCAAAAGTTCGTTGAGAAGATGTATAAAGCATTTGGAGAAAAAGACATTGCAATTGTACCTCAACAACCAGGTTTTAAATTCAGCGAGACATCATCTGGTGGTGGAAGCTCTGGACAAAGTGTAGAAGAAATTAATAAAGTAACGAATGGTTTTTTAAATCAAGTTGCAATGGCTATTGGAATCCCTACAGCTTTGTTGTATGGAGAAATGGCTGATGTGGAGAAACAAACTAAAAATTACATGCTTTTCACAGTTAAACCTTTATTAAAAAAAATTTCAGATGAAGCAAATGTGAAGTTTTTCGAAATGAAAGAATACCTTGAAGGACAAAAAGTTGAAATTAAATCCGTTTCTTATCAAAGTATTTTCGACCTTGCGACCAGCATTGATAAACTTATTTCTTCAGGTGCCTTTACGGGTAATGAAATTAGATTGGAGGGAGGTTATGAATCTTCCAATGATCCAAACTTGGACAAACACTATATTACCAAAAACTATACTCAAATGAATGGAGATAAAGGAGGTGAGGAATGATGGAGCATGTGAATATGAATAAGCTTTTAAATTTAAAACGAGACATTCGTTTTGAAGCTAAAGGTGAAAATGAGTATAAATTAACCGTTTATGGTTCAATTGGTGGATGGTTTAGTGAAAATAATGCTGAAGCAGTAAGAAGAAAGATTCAAGATGTTAAAGCAGAAAAAATTCACGTTCATATTAATTCAGGTGGAGGTTCCGCATTTGACGGGGTAGCAATTTGTAATATGTTAAAACAACATGATGCTGAAGTTATAGTTCATATTGATGGTTGGGCAGCGAGTGCAGCATCCGTAATTGCAATGTCAGGTGATAAAATCATTATGCCTAGTAATACTATGATGATGATTCACCAAGCGAGTACCTTTGAATATGGAAATGCAGATGTTTTTGAAAAAACAGCACGAGATCTACGAAAGATTGATTCAGCTTTAGCCGCATCATATAAAAAACGTTTTGTTGGAACAGATGAAGAATTAAAACAACTGTTAAAAGATGAAACTTGGTTAACAGCAGAGGAAGCAGTTGCTCTTGGTTTAGCTGATGAAATTGCTGATGAAATTGAAATTGACGACACGCAAGAAGATGAAGAAGAGGAAGTTGTAGAAAATTTTAAAGAAGATTTAGTAGCTAAGTATACGAAACAACCAAATAATAACAATCCAAAAGAGCCTATTCAAGAACCTGTTAACAAAAAACAGAATCTGAGTTCGCTCTTTTTAACTTTAGGAGGGAAATAAAATATGGTTATTAAGTTTAATAATTTCGAAGAGAAGAAACTAGCTTTTGCAAAAGCTACACAGGAAGGTACAGCGGAAGAACAATCAGCAGCGTTAAATTCTATGATTGAAGCACTTGCTACAGATGTTCGTTCAGATATCTTAAATCAAGTAAATGAATCAATGGTAGATCGTTCTATTATGCAATCTCGTGGCGCCAATGTATTAACAAGTGAAGAAATGAAATTCTTTAATGCGGTAGTTGAAGAAGGTGGTTTTAAGTCCACTGAAACTTTACCTAAAACAACTCAAGAACGTATTTTTGATGATTTAGTTGAAGACCATCCTTTCTTACAACATATTGGTTTAGAGAATTTAGGGGCTGTAACAGAATTTATTTACGGAGATCCAGAAGGTGCAGCGGTATGGGGCCCATTATTTGATGGTATTAAGGGCCAACTAAATGCTACATTCCGTAAAGATAGCATTTCTCAACTTAAATTAACAGCATTTATCCCATTAGCAAATGACATGTTAAAACTTGGTCCTGTATGGATAGAACGATACGTTCGTACAATGATTACAGAAGCAATGAACGTAGGTTTAGAACGTGGATTTGTAGCAGGTACAGGTAAAAATGAACCTATCGGATTATTAAAAGATCCAAGTGGAAGTGTTGTAGATGGAGTATATCCAGATAAAAAATCAGTAGGCAATTTAACGTTTGAACCAGGTCGTAAAACAATCAATGAATTAAAAGGCGTTGTTAAATTACTAGCTAAAAAATTAAACGCTGATGGCTCAGATGCAGACCGACCAAAAAATATTGCTGGAAAAGTCGTTATGGTAACAAACCCGTTTGATACTTTTGATATTCAAGCAAATGCGACAATCCAAAATGCAGCTGGCGTATATGTGACAAGCCTACCATTCAATCCAATCCTTACAGAGTCGGTATTTGTACCTCAAGGAAAAGTATTGTTCTTTGTTAAAGGTCAGTATGTTGCAGCTATGGGTGGGACAGAGCCAATCAAAAAGTATGAAGAAACACTAGCTTTAGAAGATGCTACAGTTTATATTGCAAAACAATACGCTACAGGTAAGCCGAAGGACAAATATACATCGCAAGTGTATACATTACAAATTGAACAAGTTCCAGCTCCTTAATTTTGGATAATCTGTTTTTAGGAGGTATTTAAATTGAATCAGTACAAAGTGGTGTCTCGTTTTGAGGATACTAATCATGAAGGACATATTTATGAAGTTGGCGATACTTATCCTGTAGAAGGAAAAAAAGCGAGTAAATCAAGATTACAAGAATTGTCAACAACAAAAAATAAATATCAACAGGTTTTTATTGAAGAAGTAAAAGAAAAAGGATGATGTGAATGAGCATCACAACCGAAGTATTAAATCAATTCAAAGAAAGGATGCGCTTAGGGGATGATGAAGATGAGAACCTAATGCGTATCCTTTCTGTATCTAACAAAGCTTTGATAAAAGATTGTGGATCGTATGACATAAACGAAGATGAAACGTTCAAAGAGTTAGTTTTTGAGCGTTCTCGTTATGTTTATAATGATGCATTAGAGTACTTTAATAAAAATTTTTTAACAGAAATTAATAGCTTTGGTATTCAAAAAGCGTTAGAAGAAATTGAGCTGGATGGTGTTTAAAATGCAACCACTTAAATATAAACGGCCATTAAATGCAGCGAAGTTGAATAAACGAATAATACTTGAATATAAAACAGCCGAAACGAAAGACGAGGAAGCGAACACACTTCCGTCCGAGTGGAAAGAATTAAAACAAGTGTGGTCGGAACCGAAAACACCATTTGGCTCTGGTTTTAGATCAGAGATATTCCAAGGAAATGCAGAGTTTGTTATTAAACTAATAAACTTTACAATTCGATATCGAGAAGGCGTTAATTCAGCAATGCGTGTAAGGTATGATGGGAAGTTATACGAGATTAAGTCAGTTATTGATATCGACGAACAACATAAGGAAATGTGCCTTATTTGTGAGGAGCGATCGAATTGGCAGAATTAGAAGTTTTCGGTATAGAAGAATGGATTCGTGACTTGGAACAGTTAGGACAAGATGTGCCAAAGATTACAAGGCAATCTTTACAAGCTGGTGCAAAGGTGTTTGAAAAGAATCTTGAGAGAAATGCCCCTGTTGGTTTAGAAGTTCAAAAACCAACGCCAAAACAACCATGGCGAGATGGAAAACACGCAAAAGATTCTATTAAATCAGGCAAAGTTGTAAAAAAAGGGAACTCATATTCCATTGAGGTGGGGTGGGATAAAGCTGACAATTCTCCACATTTTTATATGAAATTTCAAAACTGGGGAACAAGTAAAAATCCAAACCCACCACATAAAGGATTCGCAGAAAAAACATTAATTCAAAGTGAAAAAGAAGTATTGCAAGAGATGGAGCGAGAATTTATGAATTGGATCACAGGACGATGAGGAATTTGAATAAAGAAGTATTTGACGTTTTGCGTACAGACACAGTTATTCTTTCTGAATTGGGTGGAGAATTTATATATCAATTTGTAAAGGGCAATGACAAAACAAATATATGGATTACATTTTCTGAATTAAATATCTCTCCAGGTATATATGCAGAAAATGAAGAGAAAACCACAAATGTTATGTATCAAATAGATATATGGTCAATGTCACCAATTAAAACACAGTTAAAAAGTGCAGTGCAGGCAGCTATGAAAAAGCTGTCTTTTCAGCGTGTTAGCACATTTCCAGATTATGAAATGGATACAAAAATTTATAGATATGGGTTTCGTTTTGTAACGGAAATCATGAACTGAGGAGGAAAATGAAATATGGCAATGACAATCGACTTTAGGGACTTGCATTATGCGCCTTTAACAGAAACACCAGACGGTAAATTTACTTACGGTACACCAAAACGAATCGGGAAAACAGTTAGTGGTAAAGCTTCACCTAAAGCGGAATCAGTAACTTTTTATGCTGAAGGTGGACCAGCAGCAACAGCTAGTGCATTTGGTGGAACGGAGATTGAATTAGAAGTTGATACATTACCTTTATCTATTTATGCGGAGTTGTTAGGTAAAAAGGTTGTAAAAGGTCAAGTGGTTGATAATACAAATGATGTAGCTCCTTATGTGGCATTATTATATCGTTTACCATACGACAACGGAAAAAACCTATATGTATGTTATTACAAAATGAAATTTGAACTTCCAAGCGATGAGCATAAAACGGCAGAAGACAAACCGACATTCCAAAGTGCAAAAATTAAAGGTAAAGCAATCCAACGCGCTGATGGAAACTGGAGACACCGTTTGGATGAAGAGGAAGTTGGATTTGATGCAGCAGTTGCGGCGAACTGGTTTAAAGCAGTACCAACGCCACCTGTAGTAACACCTTAATAAAATAAGAATAATGGGATGGCTAATGCCGTCCCTATTTTAATTTAGGAGGAAAAACGAATGAAAATTACTTTACAGAATGCAGAAGGTCAAAAAGATTATTTTTTACCACAATTTATTCCTGGTTCCGCTACTTTTGAAGCATCGACATTAGCAGATGAATTACAAGCAGATCTTGTACCGAAAGAAACGATTGAAAGAGCAGCTCATTTCATATCTCGTATATATGGAAATCAGTTTACAGCGCAAGAATTTGTGGATGGCACTCATGTATGGTTTTTAAGCCTTACGATTCATTCCGTTTGTTTAACAATTATGGGACGTTTAAATGATGCAATTAAAGTAATGGAAACGATTGATGATGCTAAAAAAAAGTTGATGGAGCAACTAGAAATGAATCCAAAGAAAAAACGGTAAAATACCAAGACATCGTAATCAACATTTATAACTTACTTATGGATGCAGGTATGACACAGAATCAAATTAATGAAATGGATATTGCGTTTTACTTTACCTGTTTAGCGAAAAAGGAAAAAGCAAATCGAGTGACAACAGCGAACCAAGCGCCAGCATGGTTATAAAGGTAGGTGAGAATTGAATGACATTAGGAGATAATACAATCGGTGGTCGCGTCCGTTTGGATACAGACCAATTTGAAAATGGAATTGCAGGTATTAATCGAAGCCTGAAAAGAATCGATGCAGAATTCCGAAACACTTCAGAGCAGTTGCGGGGTGTTGGTTCTGAGATGGATCAGCTACAGAATAAGGCAAATCATTTAAATCAAAAAATTGACGCGCAGACGCAAAAAATGAAGCACTATGAGCAAGCTTTGAAGACTTCTCAACAGAAACAACAAGAAATGCGCCAAAAATGCGAACAATTAGCTACATCTATGCAACAGTTGGAACAAGAGATACAGCAAAGCACACAAGCATATGGTAAAAACGCACAAGAAACAAAAGAACTACAAGCTCAATATAATCAATTACAACAAGAATACAAGCAAGGTACACAGGCTTTAGGGCGATTAACAGCACAAGTTTCGCGGAATGATACAGCCTTTAATAATGCTTCAGCAGCACTACATCGTTATCGTAATGAATTAGGTGATACAGAAGAAAGAATGGAGCAGTT